GTCAAACTCAGAAGAGTCATAGTTCCAGTAACCTGCAACTTTCTTCAGTTTCAGTTTGAAGTTAGCACCCTGCCAGAAGTCAAAAGGATTGATTGGAGTTTCATCCTCAAACTCAGGTTGCATTGCTTCCATGATCTTATCAAAGATCTTTTTGCCGAACTTATACAGCATCACCTTACCCTCATTCTGAGGGTTTGCTTTGTCCTGCACAACATAAATGTTGGCATAGTAGGACAGTTTACGCTTCTGCTTACGAACAATATCTTTATCTGATTCGTTACCACTGTTCCAGAGTTCACGATTGTGCTCAGATACAGGGTCTTTACCACCCATGGTAGTCAATGAGTTCTCAATATACCAACCACCAGGACCTTGGAAGGCGTGGGAGTACATCTTTGCCCAAGGAAGTTCTTCTTCGTTAGGGGCAGGGAGAAATCGAATGACAGCATAACCGTTACCGGTCTTATCCATTTCAGGTTTCCAGATACGCTCATCAGCGCCACCGGAAGTTGTATTCATCTTCTCTACTTCCTTGACTAGTTTCTGAGTCAGGGAACCAAGAGAGGATTGCTTTTTGAGATTTGCGAAAGTCATAGGATTTGTTTAGATTAGTTGGATTTGGCTTTTGTGTACTTCGTTATTATACTAGTCTGCGTCTTCGTTGTCAATCTGTTGTTTCATAACAACAATCATCTTAGTCATATTTGCAAAGATGACATTCATATCAACATCGTTAGGCAGACCCATCTGTTGTGCAGATTCAATAATACGATCCTTCATCTCTTTGGCTTCAGGATCATCAGAGAGACTCATACGTGTATACAAAACTCTCTGCTTATCAAGTAAACGCTCAAGCAATTGAACGTGGAAGAGTTTCTCTTCCTTATTCATGGTAGCGAAAGTGAAGACGTTTTGATAAACGTCTTCTTGAAGTTCTTGAATCTCAGTCATCTCTGCACGGACGACATCGGAATCAAAGAAATTCATTCTTCCTCTACCACTTCTGTTTCAGAGACTTCAGTTTTACTCTCCTCAATTTGAGCGAGGGCATCGATAGCACCAAGAATCTTGAGGTATGTAACCCTCATATATTCCATCTTCTGTTCAAGTTCCTCTCTCTGTTTTGTGAGGTTCTTGAGAACCTCTGAATTTTCAAGTGCCATGGTGTCTCCTAATTTGTTACGATACTTCTAAGAAGTTTTTTAAATCGAAATACATCGATATTTAGAAAGGGAGAATACTTCTTCATTCTGAGACTGACGGTTTCCCACACCGGATCCTTCAATCTCTTATCGAAATCGTTTCGATACCCCAATATTCTATCACAGATCACAAGAGTTTCTAGCGAAATGTCCCCACTTAGATACAGTTTGAGAACTGGTGGGTGACCAGACCCTGAAAATGCAGCGTCCAGATTTTGATCTGCAAGGATGATTTCCATCTCCTGCCTGAAAACGTATGATAGCGACTGCGTTCTTTTCTTCCAGGCAGTATATCTGCCTTCACCGTCTCTTATCATCTCTCCAATCCATAGTTTACTAGGATCGGTGCATGTAATAAAGTTAGAAATAAAAAACTCAATAACTTCTTTATCATCTTTGTTTCTGGATAGTTTTTCAAACCAGAACCTATCTTTTCTTTTATAGAAAGATTGAACAGTCGCCCGACTCTTTCCACAATACTTATGGTAGTCATACTTGTCCTTGGTGAAGTGATTCTTCAAGGATAAGTATTGTTTGTAGGCGTCAAAAGGCATCATCAAAAAATCAATAGGGAAAATTTTTGCCAGAATTTTTTTCAGACAAAAATGGAATCAAATAGGTAATTTTGCACGGGAGGTCCTCTTAAGAAAGTTGAGTTCCATTGCTTCGTACTTTATCTTTTCTTTCAGTGGTTTGGTTATCAGTTTAGGAACTGACTCCACTTCAATACTATTCTTCTCACAGAAGTGAACGATAGCATCAATGTAACTCATGTCTGTGTTTTTCTGTACAAGAGTTTCTATTTCTTGTGTAAATTTGGAGGGACAGAAAAATTTATTTTCTAATACTTTTTCTAGTTCATTCTCCATTCGTTGTCCTAGTATTGTGAGATACAAATTCTTTAATATAGCGAACTAATAACTTAATATAGTCCCCTTTGTTCCTTTTGTCAAATACCTTGATCTCTCCGCCAGGTGTAACCATTAGAGTGATAAGTTTTTTGACAGGGATACCAGTCATTTCATAGTAGGCAGACGCATAGAACATCTCCTGAACGAAGTAGTTTTCAATCCACTTCTCAGGTTTGATTTTTTCAGAAGTCTTGAAGTCTATGACTGCTAATTCTCCTTCATACTCCGCGATACAATCAACTCTGCCTGCAAGTCCAAGGTACTCAGAGTAAAGCGTTCTTTCAATAGCGTGTATGTTATTTATCTTGTCTAGTTCTGGTTTCAAATGATAGAACATAAACTTAGATAGAGGACGATAGTTGTCCCAGTTCAGTTCTTTATTGAGCATGTAGTCCTGTGCAACCTCATGGAAGTCTGTACCCCGTGTGGTTGCTTTCTTTGTGATACGATCTGCTTCTTCATTACCAACTCTCTTTCTCCACTTAACAAATACTTGTCGGTTATAAAAGGAAGTTACAGACGTAATAGAAGGCACCCAATCTCCATTTGGAATGTTATAGAGACGGATGCCATTCTTGTTTTTGCAGTTTAGTTCAATATCACTTAGATAATTATGATGAATAAAGTTCATAGATTAAGTTCGTCTTTCGCAAGTAAGTATTCTTTGCAGAGTCCAGAGCGTACAATATCTTCGATACTGAATTCAATCAGATCAACAGATGGCATCAGTCTAAGAACTCTTAGGAAGTCAACAACTCCATTCTTTTCGTTCTGTTTTGTTAGGTCAGACTGGCGAGCATCACCACAGAACATAATCTTTGAGTTCTCACCAACCCTAGTAATTATACTATCAAGTTCATGAAAGTTCAAGTTCTGGAACTCATCAACAATGATAATAGCATTGTCAAGCGTAGTACCACGGATGAATGATGTAGACCAAAATGAAACTGTTCCTTGTGTCTTGAGATTGCCGTAGAGCATCTCAAAGTCTGCTTCCGTAGGTAGTTCAAACATGGATTTTACCATGTTTTTATATGGAATTTGATAGAGAGAAGACTTATCTTCATGGTCTCCAGGAAGGAAACCAATTTCTCTAGTGGCAACGAGTGATCTAACCAGGTAGATCTTTTCGTATGATGATTTTACATCAAGAACTTCTTTCAACGCATTATACAATGTGATGAAAGTTTTACCAGTACCTGCTGCACCATAAGCAACAAGGTTCTGGTCATTCTTGTAGCAGCGGAAGAGTTCCTGCTGATTATCTGTAAGTGGTTCGACCTGTTTCATCAGGTCGGAATTGATTGGTTTCTTTCGTTTCATTTGTTTGTTACTCATTCCAAAGGGAACAGGTGTCTTCGATCTTTTAGATGCCATATGAAAAAAGATTTATGTGACAGGGCGAACGTTGGAACCAGGCATTTTAGATGCCTTGCGAAGTACCTCATTCCATCCTGGATGAGACTTCCGCAATTTATCATATACTTCTCCAACTTCACCCACACCAGGGATAGTTGAAGGGTCGGAATAGTCTCTTGTCCAGTCTGGATTATCTGTACGCCACTGGTCCCAATTATGGACGCTCATCTTCACTTCTTTCTGCTCACCGGTCTCGGTATTGATAACGGGATACGTCGCCATAAAATAAATCTAATAGTGTGAATATTTATGCCCAGTCCATCGCTTCAGCGACGGCAGGAAACTGCTCACAGAAGACACGCTTAGCATCTAATGCGATATCCATATGTTCTTTCTGTGTTCCATTAGAAGAACGCAAATCGATGTAATGGATCCATGACCGAACTGAGCCAGTCATGTAAATTTTTGTGGGACATGCTAAAGGAAGCACAAAGCGAGCACATTCCTTTGCAATCGATGCATTAAGCATCTCTTTGTAGAGATTCATTCCTTCGTCAAAATGTTTCTGCATTTTGATCTGGAACTCTTGACGGACAAACGGGTCAATGTCATCAATAGAATTCTGACGATTTTTGGTGTCTTGTCTGCGTAGTTCAGGTAGAGGGATCGTCTCCGCGAGTAAGGAACTATCAGCATAGCGTTGTGAAAATTCCTGATATGTAAATGAACGATGACGAAGCACTTGAGCTGCGATACCCCTTGTAGTATTCAACTCTAACGTCATATATGCCTGCTCAAAGATGCTCCAGTGCTGATGCTTCACACAATACTTAAGCAGTCCAGAGAACTTATCATTGTCCTGATTGTTTGGATTACTTACCCTGGCACAGTATGCCATGTGTTTCTCCGCATCGGGAGTTACACTAATTAGATTTACGCTGTTCTCTTTCATCTAGTATCTCGTTAATAATGTCCTTTAGTTCTTGCCTTTCTAGATTAGTAAAGACATTTCGTTTTGGTAT